CCACTGTATAGATCAGCAGTTAACTTAGTACCTTTCTTATTCTCCCACGTTGCATGATTAGATTCAAACTTTAGGTCAGGGAACACGTCAAAGACTGCCGACCTATAGCCAGCCCATAAATCAGTCATCAGTTTCTCATATTAGTTTCGATACGACCCTTGATGCTATTCATCTCGGAGTGGTCATCCTTACTATCTGAGTGGAAGACTGCTTCATATCCACTCTTCTCTATTAACTTGTCTCTTATATCCATCTGACGCTTCTCTTTAGCAATACGTCTGAGAAATGCGTAGTAAATTATTTGTGTGAAATATGCAAAGGGATTCTTTGACTTAGCAGGATCAAAGTTATCAATATACTGGACACAATTCTCTACTCCATCAGAGATCATATCCTCCTTAAACATATAGTTAATGAAGTTTGGTCTATAAGACAAATGAGTTGCTATTTTCAAGAAGCACTCTGCTAGGTAGTGAGTTATTCTTGGTTTCTCTTTGTCTAAAGTACGTGCTTCATCGACAGCCTCACGATACTTTGTGATCTCTGCTAAAAACTTTTTGTTGTCAACGTAGTGTTGTTTTTGTTTACGTGCCACAGCTGCCATATGATTATCTCACCTGAATACATTATATAAGAACTTTTACTTATTGTCAATTGAATTGGTTCTCTTCCAGAAATCTTCTAGTTGACCTCTAAAGTTGGATACTTTACCAACTAGTCCCATATTCTTATTGATCTTAATCTCCACATCGGTGTTACCACCACCCTTCTCTTTCCTTACCCACATCTTATACATGAGAATAGCATCCATAGCCATAGGAGCTACAGTAATTATCTCATCTTCATTGACCATATAGAAATCTTCATCAGAAAACATCATCCATTTGAGCAGACCAACTGCCATACCCTGATTACCATCCTTCTCTACAGGATGGGTATGTGGTGTAGCAGGATCCTGTATATAAAATACAGTTTTACCTGGTGTAGTATCTTCTTCGGTAGCTATCATTGTGCCTAGTATTGTATCACCAGACTTTAACTTGATTACCCCATAGAATTCTTGCTCATGTCTAATATAATTAACTGTCATTTCTTAAGATTGACCTTGGTTATTTCATAATCAAATTTCTCCTCATCATATATCTTGAGTCTTTCACCAAGATGACGAAGTGTATAATTGTATTGATGATCCTTAGAGCAGTCATCGGCAATATCATACAACACTGCCTGTGCTTTATTATCACCCTTCCTTAATACCCTTCCAATAGACTGGAGATTCCTCACCCTAGACTTGCTAGGAGAAGCGAAGATAACATTATGTAGATTCTTAATGTTAATACCAGTTGAGAAGGTTCCATAGGATGCTAATATTATAGCATCTTTTTCACGTTCACATATACTACGTGCCTCTTCCCTCTCGACAGCATCAACACCGCCATGTATGAAAAAGATCTTACGATCTTTACCTACCTTATTATTTATCATTTCCCACAACGGTTCTCCGTGCTTCTCTATGTAATTAAAAAGCACAAGGGTATTACCTTGTAAATCTAGTGCCAGATTAGTGATAAAGTTACTACGTCTGGTGTGCATACATAGGTATTCCATCTCCTGTTGATAATGATCGAAGGGTACCCACCCATGTCTTAGTAGTACAACCCGTACCTTCAATGGTGTTAGGTGTCCTTTCTTCATTAGGTCTGCTGTCTTGGTTACCCTGTCAACCCTACCAAACAATCCTTCTAGTACCAGTTGGTGTGCCTCCATACCATCTAGAGTACCAGTCAAACCTATGCGATACTTAGCATCATAACACTTGGTGAGGATACCTGTAAGACTCTTAGCCTTGTATTGGTGTGCTTCATCACCTATAATAACGTCAAACCTTTCAAAGAATCTCTTAGGTTCCTTGTATATACTCTGCCATGTGCTTATAACTACTGGTTGATCTGTATATTTCTCCTGACCACCCATAATCTTATGAACATCCCTGACATTCCAACCATACTCTATAAAATCCTTATACAACTGTTCTACCAGAGAAACAGTAGGGACAATAATTAATATCTCTCTCTTCTTAAGTAAGTGCCACCGCACCAATGCATATATTATTAATGATTTGCCCGATCCCGTGGGGGATAGTAAAAGCTTGCGACGAAATTTAATCGCAGAGTAAATTCCTTTAAGCTGGTAATCTCTTGCTTTGAAGGGGAGCCTAAGAGCACGAATAAAAGACGCTGTGCCTTCAGGTGTGACATACTCTTCAACCTCATTAGGTCTACCAAAGTATTTATCATCAACCACCTCATAATTATACCCATGTTGCTCTAGGTAATCCGTAAGGTAATCATATAGTCCTACATATATCTCACCCGTACCAGGTGAATATAATCTTATCTTCCCGTCCCAGTATCTTCGTTTGACTGCTGGCATATACTTAGCACCAGGCACTTCAAACTGAAAATGCTCACTTAATTCTTTATGAAGATGAGGTTCTGCCTCCACCTTCAGGAAGATCTCGTTCTTCTTTGTGATGGTGGTCATCGAATCCCATAATACTTTACAATTTCGATAGTGTTCTTAATAGCAAATCCTCTATTGTGGATCTCCTTAAGTATCCTATCAATAGAATTTATACAAGTTTCAAGGTAGTCTATTTTCTGCTTAGCTCGGCATACGTCATCATCACTGTCAATGAACATGTCAAGATCACCCTTCAATACCTTAAGATCAAAGGGATTCTCTGCGTATACAGACGAGGGTGCTTTCCCATTATAATATAACCACTTCTCTTTATACAACTTACTATACTTTGTCTGTGCATCAGACAGCATAAGTTTAAATTCATTGTATAGTTGCAAGTATTTTGCATGGAGTCTTGGGGTTTCCATACTATCGTTGGCAAGCAACTCAGGTAACTCCCTGTGATCAAAGAACTTCTCAGCGTCCTTTGCCCACAACTCCTCAATTTTCTCAAGATTCATTCTAATTGTTTATTACGTTTGGTATCTTCCTTAGCTCTTATTTGATAAGCAAGATATCTAAATGATACACTTGCCATAGCATACTCCGTGCCATCTACTGTAGTATTAAACTCTAGAGCATTGAGTCCTATAGGTATTAGATCCTCAAATAGTATATCAAAGTTATGGTTGAAGTTACTATTCAGTACCATTAGAGTAGCATCAGCATACAGATCATTGTTACCAAACATCTGCTGCATCTTCAGACGAAATTCCGTCCTCTCCTGTGTAGAATCAGGAGTACCTAGTGCACGTATCCAGTTATGTAGTATCAGATAGTTCTCTAAGTTCTCATCTACTAGGAATGTTAAATTAAATGGCTCATACTCAATGAATCCTTCCAAGGGTAGTGCCCTGAATGGAGTAGATTGATTCTGTATGCCCAGATTCATAGCAGGTATATTGGCAGTCTGTGCAAAATATGCCACCTTAGGATACTTTGCCAATACAAACTTAAATCCTATGGGTGATAGGAAGTTCCTATTTTCAATCTGTTTATTCCAAGATGAAGTCATGTCATTCTCTCCCAGATACCTCTGGCATGTCTGTTATGCTCAACTAATTTCTGAGCCCAAATCCTATCATTCAGACTGACTTCCCTGTTAAGTTTAGTTTTACAGGCAATGATAGACAGTCTAAGTCTATAGTCCTTGCTTAACATATTTATATCCGTGGTATATATGCCTTATACTTCTCGACCTGTGGTATTATATCTTGCTCAACTCTTTCTATTATATCATCAACTACATTAACATCCAAGTCCATAAATGGAGGAATGATTCCTAAAATTCTTAATAGACCATCAAGAAATAATGCTAAACATGTGAAACCAAGGATCATACTAATGATAGTAGCTTCCCTGTTATGCTTACGCATCGATTCCTCATCTATTGCACGTGCTTCTTCTACTGCTGCACGTATTAAAAGATCAACTTCTTCTTTAGTATAACAAAGATGTGGTAATATTTTTTTGATTGCCTCTTCAGTCATATGACTACTGTATCATTACATATAGTATTCGTCAAGCACGTCAAGAGTTTTGTTTAGGTATTCGTTTGCACCAGTACACTCCCACTTGCCCTTCTCTCCTATCTCACATTTGTAATGTAATTCTCTTTTAAGTTGCATGAGCTTGGAAGTCATATCAACTTTAGTTAGTCTGCCATTCATGGCTAGTACCTATTCTACATGAATATTTAGGTATACTAGCATAAAAAAAGGCACCCCGCAGGGTGCCTTGTGTTGAATTCGATATCGAATTACATTAGGTTTGTTACCTTAACACGTCTGTAGTAGCGGTTAGCATTAGCTGTTAAAGCACCTACACCTTGTGCAAGACCTTCAGCAAATGGGTTAGCAACCATTCCGTAACGAGTCTTAAACCCGATTTTTGGTTGGAATGTGTCCTGACCTACGGCTCTGACCATTTGTAGAGGCACGTAAGGGCAGTAGAATAATCCAGCATCGTATGCAGATGATCC